TGTAGACTGGATTGGTTTGAGATACAATTTTGGATTGAAGGAGGAACAAATGGATATTAGCAAATATAATGATTTACAATTAGCAAAAATGGTTTGAGAAGGAGCTTTAGGTTCTGGCGATACTCGTAAAAAAAATCTAGGGTCTCGTTACAATAGTGTTCAGCATTTAGTTGATTTAGGTAAAGATAAAATTAACGAAATTTTAAATGCTAAAACAAAAGGTCAACAATTAGAAATGTTAGCAGAAGCACAGCTTGGTATGGATGGAACATTACCTTGGGAAATGTTCGGATATAAAGATGAGTGGTGTAGCGAATTTGTAGCTTACTGCGCAAACTGTTTAGGATTTATCTCTGCTGGATTAATGCCAAAAGCTGACATTTGCTCTAAAGCACATGCTTTCTATAAGCCAAAAGGACAACTACATACAAAAGCTCAGTATACTCCAAAAATTGGTGATATTGCTTATTTTGGAGAAAATGGAGAAATGCATACTGCTATTGTAAAATCAGTAAATGGAAATACATTAACAACTATTGATGGTAATCAATATGTTGATAAAAACACATGGCGCACTTCACATGTAGGAAGAATTAACTATAATATGAACGATAGTTATGTATGGGGATTTGCGAACCCGCTTAATGACGGCATAGATGCTAAATCCGCAATTAGATTAGCTATTGAAGTATTAGAAGGTAAATATGGAAGTGGCGATATAAGAAAGAATAATTTAGGTTCAAGATATACTGAAGTTCAGACTTTAATTGATAAAGAATTAAAGACAATGAGTGTTGCTGATGCTATTATTGATCTATTGGCTCAAGAAGTTTTAACTGGTTATTGGAGCAGTGGTGATACTCGTAAAAATAATTTAACAAAAGCTGGATATGATTATAGTAAAGTTCAAGCTAGAGTTAATAAATTAGTCGAAGATTCTAAACCAAAAGAAGGTTGGATTAAAGAAAATAATAAATGGTATTATTATAAGAATAATAAGAAATTAACTGGGCTACAATATCTTGAATATAATAGACAGAAGAATTGGTATTATTTTGATGCTAATGGAATAATGCAGACTGGAAAAGTTACAATTACAGCAACATTTGATTCTTCTGGAAAATTAGTCTCTTAATTGATGAATGAGAGGGGCGATTAATATCGCCCCTATTTAGAGAATAGGAGGAGATATTAATGGCTTATGTTAAACAAATAAATGTTTCAAATACGGCATATGATATAAGAGCAAAAGCTTTGGGTGCTGCACAATTAGGTTCTGCTACCAGAGGAATTTATTTAACGAGCACTGGAGAACCAGCAGTGGTTGGTTGATATCCTGTTTATTGTACCATAGACGGAGGAAATAAAGCTAATTATCCATGACATAGATTTGCAACTTGTACAACTACTACAGGACAATATCAAGATTATGATGCTATAATTATATTACGTTCAAGATATCATGGAGGGGCTTTTGGTATTGTAAAAGCGATGATAAGAACAAATAGTACAAACAGTGGAATGAACATGGATGTTGTATGATTATATAGATATGGATTTGCTGTTAATGATATTTGTATGTCACCAAACGCAGGTACTTCTGGTCATAGTGTTACTTTTAATCTTTATGTAAAATGTCCTACGTATCCAAGAAGAATTGCGTATCTTATGGAAGGTTCTAATAAAGGGTGGAGTTTGATTAATTCTGCAGAAGCCAACGACACAACAGCAACAGATCCAAAAACAAGCTATGAAGTTTTTGCTAATGGGGGGATACCTAATTATAAGTATGCAATTGATAATGAAGGCAGCGCTTGAGTATTAAAATCTGGGGATACAATGAGTGGAAATCTACATGTTGTCAATACTGCAAATAATACGGCCGGTTTAGCTATAAACATACAAACACAATCGTATAGTTTTGGTTTACATATGGGAACTGGTGGAACAAATCATGGAATATATGATTGATCTACACCTGAAGGATGAATGATAGTAAGAGGTTCTGGCAATAATATTTGAACTAGTTTTAATGCAGATACTTCTTCCGCTTCAATCAGAAATATCGCTTATGGAACAACTGCACCGAGTAATAGTTGAGGTGAAAATGGTCAAGTATATATTAGATATACTGCATAATGAGGTGGATTTATGGCAAATGCACAAATAGCTAGTGGAGTTTTTCGTATGTGAGGTGGTAATTGAAAATCAACTGAGGCAAATAACTGAGCATATTTATATTTAGTTGATCCAGCAGCAAATACTGTGGTTGTTGGAGGCAAAACGAAAAATTCAGAACCAGCAGGAGGAACAGCTATTGTAGATGGCACTGATTATTATACGTTTAAACCAGATGTAACTTATAGTTATTGGTATATTCAAGAAGTTGATACTACAAATCATTATTATTGAATTAAACCTTGAAGAATGTATAATGTATTTGCTTATCTTGAATGACCTTTGACTTATAATTCAAATCAATATTTTTATAATTCTGATTGATGAAAAGTAAATTGCACTGTTCAACGAAATACTAGTAATAATGCCGCTAGATGATACTTTACCGAAACCACTAGTAGTTATACTACTTCAACAGTATATTACATTCAAAATGTGGATAATGATAGATATTTATGTGGCGGTACTAGTGATATGGGTTATAGCGCAGTTGCTAGAACTAGTAATGGCACTAGGGCAAAATGAGGCTTAAGTAGAGTATCTGCTTCTGCCTTAGGTAATGAGGTGTGAATTAAAATTGGCGGTATTTGAAGAATAGGAATTCCTTATGTAAAAGCCACTGATGGTAAATGACATAGACGCGATACAACTCAAATAAAGATAAGTAATGGAACTTGAAAATAATAGGCCAAACTAAGATAATTTTGCCATCGCAATTTTTATAGATAGTAGAACCAGTAAGAGACTGGTTCTTTTCAATGGAAAAGTTTTACTAAAAATGGAAGGAGAAAAATTATGATGAATTACACAGGATACCCAGCTCCTAGCTATCCAAGTTATAATGCTATGAATATGGGTCAACAGATGTATCCTCAACGACAAGAAGTTGTTAGGGTAAATGGTCAAAATGGTGCGAATGCCTACCAGATGGCGCCAAATAGTAGTATACTACTTCTGGATGAGACTGCACCAATTATTTGATTAAAGACAACAGATGGAGCATCATATCCAACAGTAACTGGATATACAATAACTCCTATTGAAACTCAAACTACAAGTAAAGTAAATACTGATTATTCTGCTCTTGAAGAGAGAATAGCAAAATTAGAGGAGGCATTCAATGCAAGGAAATCCGATGTTGCAGATGTTAAACCAATCAAGACCATTAAACAATAATAACGGTTTAATGAATATGATTGCGGCGTTTAAGAATTCGCCAAATCCGCAAGCCATGATAAGCAATATGATGGCTCAAAACCCTCAAGTTACTGGATTGATAAATCAATATGGGGGAGATCCAAAAAGTGCGTTTTACGCATTGGCGCAACAAAAAGGAGTCAACCCTAACGATATATTAAATATGTTAAAATAACTCTTAAATGGTAAGACTTTTATCATTGAAAATCTTATTATTTAGGAGGAAAATTAAAATGGAAAATGGAAGTTTAAGTGCTAGCGATGTTGCTTTATTAAGTGACCGTAATGGTTATGGCGACATGTGGGGCGGAAATTCAATGATGTGGATTTTTGCTTTATTAATTCTTGCTGGTGGCGGATTTAATGGCTGAGGTGGAAATGGTTTTGCTAATGCTATTGGTTATGAAAATCTCGCAACACAGTCTCAAGTTGATCGTGGATTTGATACACAGAATATGATGGCAAATCAGAGAGAGACTCTCGCTGCTGTTAATGCTGGAACAGCACAGGCAGTAGCTGCTACAAATCAGACATTCCATGATACAATAAATGCTTTAAGCGATAAATATTCTGAATTAGCAAGAGACATTAGTGGTTTAGCAGTAGGTCAAGCTAATATGTTGGCTCAAGAAAATCAATGTTGCTGCCAGACACTTCGTGCTATTGACGGAGTAAATTATGCAAATGCTATGAATACAGCTGCTATTAATGCTAATACAACAGAACAGACTCAAAAGATTCTTGACGCTATTACCGGCAATAGAATGGCTGATATGCAGAATCAAATTAACCAGCTTCAGTTACAGCAAGCCGTTGCTGGCGTAGTTCGCTATCCAACAGCAAGTACATACTATGCAGGTTCAAACCCATTCTGTAATTGCGCTTGCGGAGCAACACTTTAATATAACAATCTAGGGGCAGAAATGCCCCCTTTATTTTTTAATCAAAGAAGGAAAAGTTTAGGAGGAATGATTAAAATGTTAGAAGTTTATTCTAAAAATGTAACAACTGCGGAAAATGCTAGTATTCCGCTTACTACAGTCGCTTTACTAAAAGGTACAAGCACACAATTATTGGGTACATCAACAATTCAATTAAATAAATGTGGGGTTTATGAAGTTACAGTATCTGGTAGCGTTATTGGTAGTGCTGCTGGAGAAATTGTCGTTCAGTTGGAGAAGAATGGAGTTGCGCAGCCGCAAGCAGTTTCATTCATTACAGCTGCCGATGCTACTTCACAAACACCGTTTTCATTTACAACATTAGTTCAGGTTCCTGATAGTAATTATATCAATTGCCCTTGCGCAACTACAACAGTAATTAGTTTAAGAAATGCTGGTATTGAAGCTACTTATAGTACTATTGATGTAACAGCAGTTAGGGTATAATTATGACAATAGAAGAGATTTATTCTGAATTATCAGCCCATATGATTAAAGGGTTAATGGTTCATAATCAAATGGCTAATTACTATTGTTTTCTTAATCTAAAAGGTTACGCAAAATGTCATACCTATCATTACTTATGTGAAAATAAAGATTACATGGAATTAAATCATTACTATCATAGGCATCATAACAAGTTAATAAAAGAAAAACCTGTTACTGATCCTAAGATTATTCCTAACTCTTGGTATGCATATGTGCGCGCGGACGTTGATGCTACTACAAAGCGCAACGCTGTAAAAACAGGACTTGAAAAATGAATTGATTGAGAAGAAGATACATTACAGCTTTATTCTAAAATGTATAAAGAGTTGTTCGCTCTTGGCGCAATTGCTGATGCTAAATATTTAGAATGTTTAATTGCTGATGTTAGTGATGAATTAGCGCAAGCTAATTCTTTATATATTAAGAAAAAATCTACTGATTTTGATATTGAATCAATAATGGGAGATCAACAGGAAAAAGCTGAAAAATACTGACAAAAAATAACAGAAATTTGGAGGTAATAACATGAGCTTAAAAGGGATCGATATTAGTAATTGGCAAAAAAATATCAATTTATCTGCTATTAATGCCGATTTCATTATCGTAAAATCTTCAGAAGGGATTGGTTGAACTGATCCAAGTTTTTCAAAATTATATAATGCGGCTAAAAATACAGGGAAAAAATTAGGGGTATATCATTTTGCTAGACCAACAGCTAATAATGATCCCGTTAAAGAAGCCGATAGCTTTCTTTCTGTTATTAGAAAAGAAGATGTTATCGGCAAAGCAATTTTGGTTTTAGACTGAGAAGCTGAAAATAAACAAAATACTGTTTGAGCTAAAAAATGGCTTGATCGTGTTTATGCGCAAACTGGTGTAAAACCTATGATTTATATGAGCGAAAGCGTTGTTAATGCTTACAATTGAAGTGCTGTCGCTAATGCGGGATATGCGCTTTGAGTTGCTAAATATAGAGATAATGCTGTTGATTATAATTATAATATGTCTAATGCTGGAACTGCTCCAAAAGTCAAACATTGAAAAGAATATAAAATGTGACAATGAACTTCAGCTGGTATTTTAAATGGATATAGCGGAAGATTAGATTGTAATGAGTTTTATGGAACGGCTGCGGATTGAGATGTGCTGGCCGGTAAAACGGTCGCACCAGCCCCGGTTAAGAGTTCCTACACAGCGCCGGGCGCATACCTAACTCCGCAAGCATGATACAATATGACTATTGGGAAGGGGTATAATGTTGATGGCGCATATGGCAACCAATGTTGGGATTATTTTGCTTATTTTATTAAGTATTTTGGTCTTGGATTAAGTACTTATTGTGCTACTACTGGATATGTAATTGATTTATGGAATCTAAGAGATAGATACAATTATTCAAAACATTTTACATATATTACAGATCCAAAAAAACTTCAAAATGGAGACTGGTTAATTTGATCTAAAGGTTCATCTTGCCCATTATCACATGTTGGTATGTATTGGAACGGTCAAGTTGTAGGACAAAACCAGGGTGGTTTAAGATATGTCAATGCGCGCACCTTAAAATTAGATATAGCCGGCGCATTTAGATGGAAAGCTTGGGAAACAGAAACTCAAAAAGAAACAACTGATTTATCCAAGTATACAGATCAGCAATTAGCTGAAATGGTATTACAAGGCACTTTTGGAAATGGAGATATTCGTAAAGCATTACTTGGTTCAAGATACAGTGCAGTCCAAAAGATTGTAAATAATCTTGTTTCTAATAAAAAATCAAATGAAGAAATTGCTAATGAAGTACTTCAAGGCAAGTGGGGCAATGGAGATGAGCGTAAAAAGAAGCTCACCGCTGCTGGATATAATTACTCTACTATTCAGTCATTAGTTAATAATTTAGTAAAAAATCAGACTAAAGTTAATAAAACATTAAAGGTTGGCGCAAAAGTTAGAATTAAACAAGGCGCTCTTGATTTAAATACTAAGAGAAAATATGCTTCATTTGTTTATAGCACAAATTATATTGTAAAATCTATGAGTAATAATAGAATCGTATTTGGAACACCTTCTGTCGTTATTGGCGCAACCGATAAGAGTAATATTATTTTAATATAGGAGGAGCGATATGGAGATTTATAGCTTATTAGCAATATCTTTGTTAATCGAAGGATTGATTACTTATGGACAAACAATAATTAAACAAAAAAAGATTCAATGACAAATTGTAGTGGCAATTTGTGTGGCTTTCATTTTTTGTTATAATTCAAACATTAATTTATTTCCAATGTTAGGATTTACTGAAAAGTATCCAATTATTGGCACTATTGCAACAGCGATTATGCTTTCAAGAGGATCTAATTATATGTTTGAATTTTATAATCAACTTAATTCATGAAGAAATAGTGGACTTCAATAAAAAAAGTCCACTATTTTTTTTGACTTTTCTAGAAAATTTTTGTATAATAACAATTGTAAGGAGAGAGATATATGGAGTTATATTTAAGAGATTATGAACAATTAAAAAAGGTAGAGAACTTCTTGTTTAGATTTATATATCCAGAATCTTTTACCTTACAAATTTTTATAGAAGATACTAATGACCATTTTAATTATGAAACTATTCATAATGATTTAGCTGGTGGATTAGTTCTTGTTACTTTTTAGGAGGATTTTTAATATGATGTTTGATTTAGATTCTTTTTTCGATTGGGATAAACCCGCTTACACTTTTAGCCGTCCAGTGCACGATATGAAACCTTATAGTATCAAAACTCTTAGTGATAGAGTTGTATTAGTACATAATATCGTCGGGGTTAAGGAGGATGATATTAAGGTTGATGTTGTTCATGAAGATGATGGCAGAGACAGATTAGTAATTGAAGGCGTTACTCATAATGATGTCTTAAATTATGATTATAAAGTAAGCTCTAAGTTTGATATTAAAGCTGATATGTTTAAGTCAGTTACTTATGAAGTTAAAGATGGATTGCTTTATATCAATCTTTATAAAAAAGAACCAGAAGTAACTAAATTAATAGTTACTAAGGCGTAGAGAATATTTTAGAAGTTCTCTACTATTATTATAGGGGAGTAGTTTCAATGGTAAAACGATGGTCTTCAACCTGAAGTTTTTCAAAATTGGTGCCTTATTATAGGAATATAGTAAGTGGAGGCGATGATATCGGTGAACCCTGTAAAATGGGAATACCGAGGGAACGAAAGGCCCGTAGAGACTAGATAATCGCCCAGACAGAACGCCTGAAGATATAGTCCAGACTACAAACAGAAGTGGCGGTGAAAACCGTAGTAGTACGCAACACCATATTTGGGGGTTCGAATCCCTCCTCCCCTGCTGTTTATAACGATCGGTTAGATCGAGGAATAAGGAGATAAATAATGACAACACAAATGTTACAGGATATTTTCTTTACAGTCTTAATTCCATTGATTGGAATCTTATGTACTTATGGAATCGCTTTTATGCATAAGAAAATAAAAGAGTTACAAGACAATGTAAAAAATGAATTATTTACTAAATATTCAGATATGCTTGTTAGTATTATTGAAACTTGCGTTATTGCCACAAATCAAACCTATGTTGAAGAATTAAAGAAACAGGGTAGATTTGGTCCAGAAGAGCATGATATCGCATATCATAAAACATTCGATGCAGTAAAAGCATTAATGACTGAAGAAATGCAAAAAGTCCTTGGAGAAGTATATAAAGATATTGATTTCTATATTTCTCAATTAATTCAAGAAAGTGTAAATGTTGTAAAATTTACTCAAAGTACAAAAGAATAAAAAAAATAGGGATAGCTTATTATTTAGCTATCCCTATTTTTTATTTATGTGGCTTCATATCTTCATCTGTTACAAACAATTCATCATCAATATGATCTACTTGTCTTGATTCGCTCTCTTTTAGAATATGTAAAGCAATCGCTTTATCGTAATATAAATCACCTTGGCTATTTCCTCCAAGAGAATTGTAGATTTTATGAAGTTCTGTTAATCTATCAAATTGATACTGAGTCATTCAACCTTGTGAAATATATTTTTTACAAGTATTAATTAATTGATATTTATAAAAAGTAAGATTTTGTTCTTTTAATAACTTAAAATCTTTTTCTACTTCTCTTAGATTATTAACAGCTTCTCAATACATCTTTTGTCAATAATCAAATTTTGATTGTGCTTCTGTTTGATTCGCATTAATAGATTCATTAATTTTTTGTTGATAAGTAGTAATTGTTTTATTAACAATTTCTACAATATGTTTATCAACAGCTTGTTCATCAAAGTTTTTTGCTTTTTGTTCTGTTTGTTCGCCTTTCTTAACCATACGGTCTCAAAGATATCTAACAGCAAATCCACAGAACGCAATTATAATATAACTAAAAACACTCTCTGCTGTAAATGTCATAATTTTTCCTCCCTATTTGTCTTATATAATAAAAAAGGCGCTAAGCACCTTTAATTATTCTGACCAATCAAAGCCTTCTTCTTTTTTGTTTGCGGCGATCGCTATAACCGATCGGTCAAGCGAGCTCGCGCAAGTCCCAATACAGATACTATCGCATTCATCTTGAGTTGCTTTTACATTATACTTCTGGAGAACAAACTCTTGAGCATTGCGTTTTTGCTCTGGTCTTGTTCTACCTTTAATTTGTAATTTAGATTTTCAAGTTGAAGAGGGTATAACTTCATAATTTTTATTAAGCTCTACGGCAGTCATAAGAACTACACCATAAACATTTGCTAATACTTTGAATGTTTTTACGTTGTTTCCAACAGATGATTGTAATTGTATATCTTCAAAGGCAATCGTATCTATATTTCACTCTTGGACTTTATTTTTTATAAAATTATGAATTGTAACTAAACGTTCCCCAATATCATCTTGATTCGTTGTGAGATGACCTCAATCTTTTAATTCTCCGTTAATAAATACACTTCATCCAGATACTCTACTCGCTTGGTCAAGCGCAAGAATATTACTCATCAATTAAATCCAATAGACCTTCATCATATAGGTAATCTTCAAAATCATCCCAAAGATCAAGCCTTTCTTTAAATCCTATTGGTTCACAATAAGCATCAAGAAAATCTGAAACTACTTTAAAGTTAGGCTCTTTTCCAATACTATATTTTGTTGCTAAATTGATCATTGCGTTTTGCACATAAATATAGTCTTGATCTTGTTTTGTTAGAATACCATGACCCCAGTCATCTTTATTATGCTTGAGACGTTGAACCAAAACCGCCTGTGCGGGTGTTAGTTGCTTCATCTCCTTCGGCTTTTTCATATTTTTTAATAATACCCTGACCAATTTTATCTCCAGCCTCAATAATAATATCAACTGGTGATAAGTTAATTACCTGGAAGAAGATTTCACCTTCATTATCTGGATTATTATAGTAATCTCCATCAATAATACCAACTCCATTAGCAAGAATAATCCAGTCATTTAATGGGGTTGAACTACGAACAGAGATTTCAAGATAATATCCCTCATCTAATTTACATTTAATTCCTGTTGGAACCAGAGTGGGCCGTAGTTTAGTTGTTTTTACAATTTGTTTAAGTTCTCCAAGAGGATAAGGAATTTTTGGAGCTACATAGTCAGAAAGGAATTCCATTGTATTTTTATACGCAGGAACTATAACAGTTTTAGCTGCGGCAAAATCATATCCAGCACTATGTGCGGTAGCACGAACTGGGAGATTAACTGTCACTTGTTCATCTTCAAGATATTTACTTACTATTTCAAAATTACTCATTTATATCTCCTTAAATATTGTAATCTACATCATAGTCAACTTTAATATGCTGACTTGGCTCTTTTTCTGCATTGAATTTCTTTGTTAAAATTACACGATACCAACTATCAATAACTTCACCTTTTGATTTTTGCTCTTTATATTCAGAACTGTATTTACCAAGTTCAAACATAGAAGATTTCTTCGCTTCTTCAATTAAAGTCTTTGCTTCATCATCATTGTCTACACGATAAGTTTCTACTGTGCTAACTAAAAATTTACTCATTAATTTCTACCTCGATTCTTTTTCCATATCTAGCTATACTTTCTTTTTCAATTCTATTTTTAAGTGGTTTTGTATATTGCGAAAGACCACCTAATTTTACTTTATATATATGATTTTCATTACAACAAGTTGTAATAAAATGATCTAAGTTTTGGTAAGTTGATTTACCTAATTGTTTTGTTGTTCCATCGTCATTTATAATAATGACAGATTGATCGTAATCAAATATATTTATTCCACATCCAATTATTGGCATTTTATAACACCTCCTTGATAGTCAAATAAGTAATAAACATATGAATTATCGCCTTCTGTGAGCCAGAATTCAATGCCACCTTCAACTTCATCTATATCTTTTAGAATACCACGATTATCAAGACATTCAATAACCTCATCTTCAATTTTACCATAATTGAAATCAGTTCCAGTATCATAACCAGTAATAAACACTGTATAATAATTTCGATCATTACTTAAAAGCATAAAATACTTAGACTGTTGCTTTGAGATAAAATTCGCAATTTTTTGTTTGGCGATTTCGATAGCGCCGATCTCCATAGCGGGCAGCGCGGTCATTGCGCCTTGGTTTAATTCATATAAATTAGCTTTAATACCACCTTCTGGTTTATAAACAATCCAGTTAGCGCCATCCCATTTATAAAGCACTCTTGTTTCTTCAACAATAGCTAATTCACCCTCTTTATTATTATTTTTTAATCTTCTTAATGTTTTTAAATCCCTGACTTTGAGCATTGTCCGTATAACCTCAATATTCCGTTTTGCATATCTGTTCTGCTGGCACGTACCGCGAATTGAACTATGTCTTTATTATCTGATACATCGAAAAATAAATTATATTTTTCATATGGAAATGATGTAGCGATAATAAATCCTATCATATTATATAATTTTATTATATCTCTTTCTATTATATCTTCTGGTTTTGTTATATCTTTCTGTACTTGTGAGCGTTTTTCCAACTGTTCCATTTTTTTAAGTATTCTCCTATTTTTCCAACTGGGAAATCTAAAGTTATTTTTGTCCCAATTACAGCATTATCTTTATTTAATATATCAGTTACAGCTATATGTACATTATTATCTAAATCTAATGCTTTTTTAATGCCTGCTACTATTAAATCTAATCTTACATTTTTCATATTATTATTATATCATAAAAAATAAAAAAATGCAAGAAATATTATTTTAATATTCCTTGCATAAAGTTTACAAACCAATATGACATAACTACCATCCAATAGAAACCTAATTTTCTATTGTTTAAATTAATCATTTGGTCATAGCTTAAATAAGCTGAAAATAAGACAAGTATTATTTTAATAAAATGTATCATAATTATAATATTGTTAATGGTGTAGTGCAATTAGGATATTTATTATAAAATTTATAAATATAATCACTACATAAACTCCATTCTCCTTCAAAGAAAACTTCTGTAGGATTATCTCTAATAATTAAAGAATATAATGTACCAATAAAATCTTGCGGTTTTGTTCAACATTCTTGTAGAGTATAATCATTTTTTATTAAAAATTTTTCTTTCTCTTCACTTAAAAAACAAGTAAAGTGATTAGCATCCATAAAATTTTACCTCTCTTTAAAAATCTTTTCCTTTATATAATATGCGTTGATTGCGGCTTCCGCGTAATGGGAGCGTTATATCTCGTTGTTCTGCAATATACGGGCCATCAATAAGAATATCAATACGTTCTAAAATTGGTTTAATACCAATTTCATATATTGGAAGTTCTTTTAACTGCTCTAATGTGTAACCAGTCCAGATATAAATTAAAATATCTGGATTATATATGCGCACATGATCGACGACCGCAAATGTTAATGAGACGTTTTCTGGACAAAGTGGCTCTCCACCAAGAACAGAAAAATTACGTTTTATACCGTTAGCATGAATAGCTTCATCAATTTGTTTTAATATATCTCTTGGAAGCTCCTCGCCTTCGTTGAAATCCCAAGTTTGTGGATTATGACAACCTGGACATTTATGTGGGCAACCTTGAACCCAAAAGCTAACGCATACTCCAGATCCATCTGCAAAGTCATTTTTATTTAAACCAGCATAACGCATTATTATTTTCTCCAATTAGATAATGAATTAGAATGCTTATAACGCATTTCAACTTCTTGCTGTTTTCCAAGGTTAAAAGCTGTTGTATAATTACCTGTTAAATAACCAGTGACTCTGCGCAAACGCTGGATATGTTTACTGCCACAGACTGGGCAAGTATCATTCATATCATCAGTATATCCGCAATCTAAACAAGTATCATTAGGAACATTGATCGCAAAATATGGGATATCTTTATCCATAGCATAATTAACAATTTGTTCTAATGCATCAAGGTTATTTTTTACACTTGAATCTAATTCAACATATGTAATACAACCCGCATTTGAATATCCAGTTAACTGAGACTCAATATCAATTTTCTCAAACGGATCCATATGCTTCCAAACTGGAACGTGGATACTATTTGTAAAAAATTCATTTTCAGATACATTTGGAATAACGCCATATTTTTTCTTAAATGCTTTCATTGCAGTATGACATAGATTTTCGGCTGGTGTGTAATAAACTCCAAAGTTTAAATGTTCTTCTTGCTTAAACTGCGCGCAACGTTCTTTATATAATCGTTCGATACGTTTTGCTAACTCCATACCTTTTGGAGTAGTTTGATCACAGCCAATAAGAATTTGGAGAGTTTCTGCCATACCAAGTTGACCAATTACAAGAGTTCCATGCTTTAGCGCACTTCTAATACCTTCTTCTGGTTTATATCCAAGCATTGTTCCATTTTCATACATGAACTGCGCAGATGCTGGAGATTGAGAACACATCCATTCATAGCGTTCTTTTAACATATCTCTTGCTTCATGAAGTTTTTGATCTAAACATCTTAAGAAATAATTGATTAAATCTTCTTCTCTTTCCCATCCATTTGGATTATTTGTGCGTAATTTAGCTTCCATAGCAATAAATGGTAGTAAAATTGTAACAGGTGCTAAATTACCACGACCATCTTTAGTTTGCGGATTTGTCCCTGGTTCTGCGTTAATGTCCGCTCCATTGTACGTTCTACACCCCATTGTGCTGACATATGTGTTTGGATCATTACGGTCATATCCCGCATTTGTAGACCAGTCTACATTAACATAGTTAGGATATAATCTTTGCGCAGTTGATTTTAGTGCTAACTTAAATAAATCATAGTTAGGGTCACCAGGAGCACGGTTAACGCCTTTCATACACTGAAAGATTCCACAAGGGAAGA